GGCTCAACAGCCCCGCCTGTGTCCTCAGTCGGGGCGCCGCTGTAAATGGGTGCACCCATCACCGACTTGCTGGGCATCTGTACCTTGAGGCCCGAACCGGCGCGAGAGGTCGGTCCTGCGTTCGGGTTACCGCCGCCAGTCGAGATCAGCGGGTTGCCGTTAGCGTCGTAACCGAAACCGGGAACAGAGGCCAGCCCCTGCGTCGATCCGCCTAACTGAGCCTGTCCGGCAGCAACCCCTGGAGCCATCGGACCTGGGTTGAATGGGGCAGCAGACCCGGTTGACGGTGACGCTGCGTTCGCGGTGGCAGACCCCAACCCGAGCACTTCACGAACCTTGTTGATCGTTTCGGCAACTTTGTTGAACTGCTGGGCAATCCACCCGTCAGCCCCGAACACCCCATCAAACTTCTTCTTCAGATCGTCGAAGATGTCACCGATCTTCGTTTTCATCCGGCCGAGCTTGTCCGACGCCGAGGTCCACCAGTTGTTCACCGTGGTCTTCGCGTTATCGAATCCGCTGCTGATCTTCGACCCCAGCTCCTCACCGGCACGCCAGGTGTCCTTCAACCACTGCACCAAACCCTTCACCTTGTCGGTGAGGCTCACAGCGGTGTCCTTCGCGCCGTTGAAGTAGCCGCGGATCTCGTCCTTGTTGTCCGCAACCCACTTGCCGGCGGTGTTCAACTTCTCAGTCAGGGCGGTCACACCATCAACGGCGCCCTCCAACGGGTCACCGGACTCGCCGCCACCGAAAACAACGTCCAACACGTTCGCGCCCAAGCGGGCCGCCGAGGCCTTCAGGTTCCCGATCGCCCCGTCGAACGTCTCACCCATCTTCTTCGCCAGGCCACCGTTCTGCCCGTACAGCTGCTGGGTAGCCTTCTGTAGCTCGTTGATGCCGACTTTGTTGTTCTTCAGCATCCTGTTCAAAGTTTTGTCGTCCCAATTGAATGTCTCTTTCAACATTCCGCGGACGTCGACCCCGGCGTCGATCAGCTGCGCCATCTCCTCGCCGGTCAGCTTGCTCTTCGACCGGATCTGGCTCAGGATGATGTCGAGCTGCTGAAACGACGCCTGCCCCCCGGTGGCGGCTGTCATGTCAGCAACATCTTTGATGTACTGCGACAACTCCTTGCCCCGCAACCCCGAGTTGATCGCCTTCGGGACAGCCTGCAAAGCGGCGTCCAACGAGATCGGGGTTCCCTCCACCACCTTCGTGATGTCAGCTTTGACCTGTTTGATCTCCGACGGGGACAGCTTCAACGAAAGCTGAACCTCGGCACGCTGCAACGTCTTCAGGCGATCCAAACCGGCCGCCAGGACCGCACCCGCCCCTAGGAGCGCCGCACCCACCCCGGCGGTCACACCCGAGACGATCGCGGTGCGTAACGCCCTGCCGATGCTCGCCCCGGCCTTCACAGCCCAGCGCACCCCGGCGATCTCCATCGGGTTAAACAACGACGTGACGCGGCTGCCCCCAAGGTGGTCCCGGATACCGGCCATCATGTTGGAGCCGACAGCGGTTCCTGCGCGGCGGCCTTCCCGGCCCACACCGTTCAGGGCCGACGAGACCTGCTTCTTGATGTCATCAGTCCGCACATTGAGCGAGATGTAGGCGGTCGCTAGCTGCACACCGTTAGCCACGCCGCCTCCTCACCCTGTCCCGTCGAGCATTCAAATCGTCGACATCCTTAACTGAAACCTCTTTATCCACCGGAAACTTCACCGGCTTCGGGGCGTTGCCCTGACAACCACCGCGCTGCCAGTTCGCCGCCTCCACCGCATACAGAACCCCGGACAGAATCTGTAACTCCGGGGTCACCCACCACGAGTTAGGTTTCCGCGCCCGGTAATACGCCGAATCAGAGTTCGGGGGCATCCACCGCAGAAAGTGGTAGAAATCCGTCCACGTCAAACGCCGGCCAATATCAGCCCTCGTCCAGCCGCGGGAAATCAAATCAAAGTTGATGGCCTCCCCGTGGGTACGGAGTTCTACGAGGAGGCTGCGGATTCCCCCAAAGAAACGGTCGACTGGTTACGCCACGTCGTCAGCAACTCGTCGAGGGCCCCGGTCGGCAGGGCCTCAAACCACTCCAGTTCCTGCTCGGACACCACATGCTTGAGCATTGCCAAACAGATGCTGCGGGAGCGTTTGCGCAGCGGCATCGGCTTCTCCGCGGCGAACGGCTTCAATGCCTCTTTCACCGCATCGTCGGGGGCCGACACCAGATCCTGGGACTGCCCCTTGATCATGGTGCGGATGATCTTCACACCCAGCTCAGCGAGCTGGCGTTTCGCGTCGTCGAGGATCGGCTCCCACGTAACCTCAGACCCGGCATCTACCTCGCCGAGGTCGTTAGCGACGGCGATGACCTGCTGCTCCACGTCGAGCTTCTCCAGGTCGGCCATCAAAGCGTCGAACACATCCTCGGGGATGTAATCGAACCGCGGGATGTTCACGGTGGCCGGTTTGCGGCCCTTCACCGGGATGGTGAACGGAATCTTCGTCCGCTCATCATCGAACCCCGGCAACACAACGGGTTTCATCATGGGACAGCCTTTCTACAGTGGGACGGGCTTTTACAGGAGGAGCTTCCCGGCGGGTGGCAGGCCGTCCCAGGTTCACCACCCGCCGGGAAGGCTTTTAGCTGCCGAGTGCGTAGTCGAAGTACGCGACGACAGCGTTGTCGGCGTTGTCCGGCTTGAACACGTCGATCGTGATCTCGTACCGGGTGAGATCCCGGTGCACGTACACGACGTCGCCTACCTCGGTCACTTGGCCTTCGCGGACCACGATCCGGCCGGCGCGGTCTCCGTCGATGAAGTCGATGACGAACGACTGGCGCTCCAATTGAAGGCGGGAATGCTCAACCTTGAGGGACTGGTAGTTGGGGCCGGCGGTGACGTTGTCGTTGCCGTAGACCACCTTCAGCACCTCTGAGGAGGACTCCAGCAGGGTCAGCCGAACGGTCTCGGTGTAGTTGTCCTGGGTGACCTTGACGACTTCGCCGCCCCAGGCGCGGTGCTTGGTGACCTCACGCGAAATGCTGTTGGTGACACCGTCTTCGCCAACCCAGCCAAGGTCAACGAACCCACCAGCAAGACTTGCTGTCGCCGTGGTGGGGAGAGTGGTGCCGAGCGGCGCCGCGTACACTGCGGCCCCATCGGCGGGGATTGTTGCGGCCCAGATGTTTCCGGAATCGGCCATGACTGTTTGCCTTTCAGGCTTTTCTGGGACGGCCTGGATAGGTTTTTTGTGAAGTTGTTATTTAGTTGGCTTTGACCATGAGTTCGCCGGTGAACTGCCACCGCTCAAAGTCCAGAAACTCCGGGTTCGGGAAGTCCGCGGGACCGGAAGTCTCTTCAAATCGGCGAACAAACATCGAAATGTCATCCGCAGTTACGGTGGTTCCACCCGCGTTCCGCAGCGCGGTACGGGCGGTGTTACACATTGCTTCGACCTGGCCCACATCTTGGGCGTAACACTCCACCAGAATGCGGGCCGCATCGGTGGTGATGTTGATTAGATCGCCGCCCACCCTCGTTACCCGGACGAACCGGTCAGGCCGGTTATTCCCAGGTAGCTTCGCGGAGACGAACGCGTACTCGCCGAACGCCTCAGCCAGCACGGTGATCGCGCACAGCACAGCAGGTTTGGGAGTTGGCCACACAAACATCTACTTGGCCTCGTCCATAACCTTCAGCAGGGTGTTGTTCTTGGCGTTGGAGCGTTTCGCATGATTAGACGCCGCGTAAATGTTGACGAACCAGCGGCCTTGGGGCTTGCGGGCACCCTGGAAACTGGACATGCGGTAACCGGACTTCTCCCGCAACGTGCGGTTAGCGGCGTGAACAACCCGCCGGCCGCGGGACTCCAGCTCCCTGACCACCGCCGGGTCGCGGCGCAGATCGTAGAAACTGCGGTTACGCCACTTAACAGTGAAGTCACTCATCGTTGTCGGCGAACTCCACCAGAACCCACGAACCATCCGCGAACACCCCGAGAAGGTCGGAGCCGTTCCAGATGCACAGGTTGTTGTACTCCTCCTCGGTACTGAATCGTGTACCGGCGGGGAAGTCGTGGGTGTTTTTCGGGGTGTGCACGCGGATCACGAACCGGCCTCCTCAGAGGTCATAGCAACAGACCTCATCGCAATGCGATACGGAGACAAAGCAAGTTTCTGCGTGCTCGTCAGCCACGGACCCGACGTGGTCGCTGACTCCACGCCGAGCCGCACAGCAGCAGCCTCACGCGCCACGTTGTAGCCAGAAGCGTCGTAGTCAGATGTGGTGGTGGCAGGCTTATCAAAAACAGCCTGCACCATCTCAGCGCACACACGTTTCACCGCGCCGCGGAAGTCGTCCACATTGAAAGGAACGCCGTGACCGATGATCCGGTCGGTCGCTCTTTCCAAAAGGTTATCGACCACATTTGACTCGGCTGATGTGAGAGACCGCCCGAGGACGGCCTCCACATCAGCCTCAGTTGCAAATGCCATCAGCTACCGGGGTTGATGACCGCTGCGACGGGGACCGGGGCCGACGACTGCGCGGTGGCACCCGAGGACAGCACGTAGCCGTAGCGGGCCTTGAAACGCAGCGCCACCATGTCCTTCTCGGCCAGGTTGATCCCACCGACGGTGGCCTGGTCGAGGAACTTCACGGTGATGTCCTGGCGGACGCCCACCCGGACGCGCGAGGAGTCCACGACGAGGCACTTGGCCCGCGAGCTGTCCCAGGTGCCGTTGCGGCTGAAGGACGTGGCGTATCCGGCGAAGGACTCGTCGCGGAAGATCGGCAGACCATTCGCATCGCGGATGTTCGCCACCTCGTAGCGGAACGTCAGGTTCGCCAGCAGGGTGTCGGGCAGCAGACCCAACCCGGCGATCCTCGCCGCAGTGGTGTTGACCGCGCCGACGATGTCTGCGGCGTTGGCCGCACCGGAGGTGATGGCCTGCGTCTGCGAAGCAGCCAGCGCAGCCGGGTACAGAGACGCGCTGGTCCACGATGCGGGCTTGCCGGTGCCCCAGATGATGGCCTGGTCGAGTTTCTGGCCGATGGCCTGACCGGCCAACTGCGAAACCTCGTTCAGCACATCGGTGGTGGCGTCAGCCAGAACATCCTCATGCACAGGCACGATCACGGCGATCTCTTCGACCACCATCGTGGTGTTTTTCCAGCGGACCTCGCTGGTCGGCTTCGTCGAAGACGAATCCCCGATGTCTTCCGTGACCCACCCGGCCTGCGGCAGGGCCGCGAGCATCGGCATGTTGGTGGTCTTGGTGCCGAGATTGACAGTGGGGAACGCCTGAAGGGCCTGTGAGCCCGCCACGGCGGACTCCAGAAGAACCTGCGAGTATGCGTCCTCGATGAGGGTCGAGACATCGGACCGGTTGATGTTATTCACTGGATTGGTTTCCTTTCGGATAGCCCGCAGAGTCTCAGGAACTCATTGGGGTTGATTTACTCGTTGGATCGCATGGCGCGGATAGCCGCAGCCGCACGTTCTTTAGGGTCGAGGGTCTGGTCGGAACTTGATGCACCGGATTTGAGACCCCGAACGGGTTTGGCGGGTTTATCCTGCACCTGTTGTGCAGCACGCCATTCCAGCAGGGCATCGGCTGACGCTTCCCACTCCTCTTCAGTGGTGCCAGTCAACGCCGACGCTGGAACGCCCTTGGCCGCCGCCACATTCGCTTTGCCGGCACGTTCACGTTCCCTAGCAAGCTCTTGCTCCAACGCGGTGGCACGCTCAGTTGCCTTCTGCAGTTCGGATTTGCTTGCTTCCTGAAATTTGTCGAACTCGGCAGCTTTCGCCTTCAGTTCGTCAAATCCAGTGAATTTCTTGCGCTCCCTGTCGACACGCTGCCCGATGATCCGGTCCAGCGCATCCTGGGATGTGATGGGCTCAAAATCGTTGCCCACAACGTCATCCTGGGTGATTTCTTCGGACATGTTGTTCCACCCTTCGGTGTGATTTCCGCCCATTGACCGCTGGGCGTCCGCGTCAAACCCCTTAAGGGGAAGCTTTTCTCAAAACGTTGACGATGTCGTTGAGGTTGCCGCCGACTTCATCGCGGGCAGCGTTGTAATCGTCAGTCCACTTACTGACATAGTCCGGTGGGATATAGGTGTCACCGCCGCGTACCGGAACGGCGATGCAATGGCAGTTGTCGTGGCCCTTCACCGCATTCTCGGCGCTTCGGTAGTCAGGTTCCCGGGTCGCTAACACCCGGCACCAGGGGCAAGCGTTCGCCGAGGCGTACCGGGCGAATCTGATGTTCTCCCGGCTGGCATTTTGCAGGACGGTTTCTCTCGTCGCGGTGAACACATGGCGTTCCGCAGACCCGGTCAACGCGCCGCGGACATCGGCCTGCGTCAAAGCCCACCCGACATTGGACCTCAGCGCCGATAACGGTGGAGCCGCGGCCGCCTCAACTGGGAACGCCGACTCCGGTGCTAAACCCGCGTACCACTCCGCAGCCAACGCCGACGCCCCGCCGATAAACGGGTCGACGACTTGCGGGTAAGCATCCAGCAGAAATGTTGAATCATCGGTGCTGTCCAGCAGGCCAACCACCTGTCCGATGGCCGCAGCCGCCAACGAGGAAATCAGCCGCTGAAAGTTAGCGACTTCAGTTGGTGACGGCATCTAAAGGTGTCGGACCATCAGCAGGAGGATTCGCCATCGTCCCCGGATTGGGTTGTTGCAACGCCTGAATCAGCCCGTTGACCTGATTGCGGCGAATCCCATCCTTGATGGCTAAGATCTTCTGCTGCGTCACACCAGGAATCATGTCGATCAGTTCCTCGATGGGAACCCCAGACGCCGATAGCTTCTGGATACCATCGACGGTCGCCGCGAAACTCCTAGCCTCGGTGTCACGCCACACCACCTCAGAAGACTCATCCTCAGCGGTAGCCACATCGCCGGTAATCTCCCCCGACAACCGGAAGCATTGCTCCCACGACTCCCCGAACGTGTCGCGCTTAGACTCAGTTTTGCGTTGCTCGTTAGCTTCCGCAGCCGCCAACGCATCCGCAGACACATGCGACAACTTCGGGTTCAGCTTCGCCGGGGAAACCTGCGCCACCGTCGCAATGAACTCCAACATCTCTGTGAGTTTCGCGTCGTACTGACCCAAATCGGCGGCCGGCAGCGCATAACCCTTCACGTCCGGGTCTTCAAACGCCCACACCCGACGCGCAGAAGCCGACAACACCTCACTCGTTGAACCAGACCAACCGGTGATGACCTTCTGCGGGAACGCCCCGAACCGCGACACGATCATCGAATCGAAGTTCACCGAATTCAACGCACGCTGCAACACCAGCAGCGGGGAAATCTCCCCCACGATCACGTCGTCGGCATCCCTGGCGTTCACGAACCGCACCACCGGGCACTCAGACGCGCCATGCCGGATGGGTTCCTCCACCACCATCGAACCCAAAGTGCGAGCAAAGTCAATGCTGTTCGGGTCAATTGACACCGCCGACGCCGGAACGAACCCCAAATCAATGGGGTACATGTACTCGTCGTCGTAAATCATGGCCTTACGGCGGGCCTTCGCGTCCGTGTTATCAACCCACATCTCAAATGCGTACTGCGGCCACTCGTCGGTCTGCGGATCTTCATACACCGCCAACAACTGCCTAGGAGACCGGGGGCGCCACAACGCGCCCTCCTCATCATCAGCGGTAACCACCACATATGAGGCCCCGTAGGTGATCGCCGGGCGGTACACCTCCACCTGGCGTGCATCCATCCGATTGGACTGCCACACATCCCAGGCCGGCGAATTTTCCTTGGCCAACGCAGACCGGTAGCCGATCACACACAAGTTCTGCACGAACGCATCCCGCACCAACGGAAGAATGTTCTTCATCGACAACCGTGCCAGGTCTTCGATTTCCGCCTCGCAGTTATCGGGAACCCGAGGGAAACCTTTACGACCCAGCATGTAGTCGTAAATGTCGTCCAGCACCATCCGCTCACGCTGCCGCAACAACCACATATCAGAGGTCAGGCTGTAAATCTGTTGCTCGTCAAGCATCTAACAGCCTCCCATCCTTTAGACAAAGCATGCTTTACCGCTTCTCAATTTCGGCTTCTCGGCGATCTCACCGGAAGTCAAACCCCACAAAGCCAACGTGGCCGCGGTCACCGGGGTGATATCACTTTCGGAATCCTTGCGGGACCACCCGAACCCCGAATCCCCGATCTGACGCTTCCGGGCCGACGCCAACGCTGTGTTCAACAACGGCTGATCCAAATGCCTCAACCGGCCATCCATCACCGCGTCGAAGAACCCCCCGAACGCCGCCGCCATCTGACGTGCAGTAGTAACGGTCACCGTTAACCCGCGCTGCCGCAACGGATCAGCCAGGGAAAAAGCCGCAGACGCCCCATCGACCACCACAGCACGCACATCGTGGTGTTCCACCAAATCAACGAACCGCTGGACACCCCAATCCGGTTCACCCCGGCGGGATTCCACCACATCCACATACGGCAACCCATCCACCGTGAACGACGCCGACGCAATCGTGGCCGTAGAACGGTCCGGGGACACATCAAACGCCACCGACACCACCCCGCCGGCATCCTTCAGATTCGCGTCCGCGCACACCGACCACGAATCCGCAGAAATCACCCGATGCGAACCCGCCGAATCCCACATCCCCAAACGCTCACGCGCAAAACCCTCATCGGAGAACCGGGCCCGCTCACCCTCAATCACATCCCACTGCAACCGGCCACCCAACGCCGGATTCGCCGAAGCCGCCGACAACGGGTCATCCAAATCGACAGCACCCGTGCACGACCACTCATGCCACGCCAACCTCGAGGATTTCCCCGACAGCGCATCCTCGCGCGTGCGGCCGAAAACCTCACCATTGGCTGTTGGCCCCGGCGGTGTACCGGTGAAGATCCACTGCGGATTGCCCTGCGGCGCCGCCGAGGTCGTCGGCATCAGCGCCTCTAGAGCATCGTCGGAAAGCTCCTGGGCCTCATCGCACACCAGAACGTCCACGGTGAAACCGCGGCCCGATCCCTTCGACCGGGCAACGAACTCCACCCCGCCACCATTCTCAAGAAGGATCGCTTCTTGGCCGTTAGTGCGGCGAATGTCTTTCACCAGCTCGGCCATCTCAGGCCACTTACGGTGATTCTCAAAGAACGACGCCAACCGTAAAAAAGCCTTCCGGGCCGTCTTAACCTCATGCGCCGTGTGCAGGAACCGCTCCCCCAACTGCACCATGCCGAACAGTTCCCGCATCTCCAGGATGGCGTTCTTCCCGTTCTGCCGTGGAACACTCAACCCACACGTCAAACTGGCGAACTTCCCGCCGCGGCCAGCACGGGCCAACCAGTCATCCAACACCAGGCGTTGCCACTCATCCGGGGTCAACCCATACGCAGACGACAGGAACGCCGCGTCCTCCCCATCACCACGAAACCGGCCTTTAGGCGCGACGTGTACCCGCGGTCTCTGCACGCCGCGCTGCAAGTTCATCTAGCGCAGTGCCTTTCCGCATCGGTGGGGCCAAACCATCCAACTCCCGAACCACATCCGCGAGCTGCTTGGTGATCGGGGCGATATCTTTAGCCGAACCGTCATGGTTATCGACCAAGCCGGCCAGGTAATCCCGCAACGCGGTCAACGCCTGGACCCGGTCACCAGAGGCAAAAGCATCAGATACTCCCACGTCAACCTCACTTTTCGCAGGTCGGGGGGATATTTGTTGCA